ACTCCTAACCCATCGCATTCCATCGTGCCGTCGAGTACGACACGGTTGTACGTGATGTATTGCCTATGCAAGGGAACGTTGACCGTCACGTCGGCAGCGATGTAATCCCTTGGCAAATCCGGTACGCTCTCTAATAGCTGGCTGAGGGTGGGGACGCCTACCACCTGATGGTCCTTAAACGCCAACCTACCAGACGAATCTCGAAAGATGCCAACGTCCTCACCCTCGCTACCTAGCGTGAACTGGTCCTCGGTGGTTCCCGCTAAGTTACCCTGTATTGCCGGTAGAGGCATGCACTACGCAACCGAGTAGCTGAGCAAGACGGATAGCTGCCCCTGGCTTGGCGTTCCGCCAATCGTCAGGTTAGCCACCACCTGCGTGGATGACCCGTATAGGTAGTACGTCTCTACGCAGTACACCCCGACTTTTGTCAACTTGGAGTCCTTCGTCTGCATGTGCCGGTCGTCGTCGGTCGCATCGCCGATCTTCAACTCTGGAGAGGTACCGTCGAAGATCTGGCTTACATACACCTTTACCTTTTCCACAATGGCGTTTGCTGGCAGGGCCGCTCCCAAGTTGTTGTTGCCGGTGTTGGTATAGTCCAGAGTCAGACGCTCCGTTCGAGTAACCTTCGCCACTGCTGGTGCTGGACCAACGTCTGCCCACACTCCACCGTCCTCGTCCCAGACGTAGATGTGGTCGCCGTCGTATTCGTCCGTGCCGCCTGTCAAATCATCGGTGACGGTGATTCGCATACCCTCGGTGACGGTGATCTGTACCCACTGAGTTCCGTCATCTCTGTACAGTTCCTTCAGGGCGTACGACCCACCGGCCGTTGTCACGATGAATACTCGTCCCACCGTTCCGGCTGCGGGTGGTGAACCGCCGTTGATCTGTCCGGTGACTCGCAGCGACGAGTGCGTCTCCATGTATTCTTTGGTAACGACGTCGCTGTCCTCTGTGGGGGAGGCAGCTTTCAATCGGGCTAGAGCGTTATCCGCTTGATTGCGTACCTCAAGGACACCGGAGTTATCCTTAATTCGCGGACCATCTTTTCCGAATTCGACATTGCTGCCAATGCCCTCTTGGTTGTAATTGTGTGATGCCATTGTCTTTCCTCCTTACGCGGCAACCTTAATGCTGGTTTTTCTATACCGGATTGTTGGGTTTTCGCCTATGCTATTGGTCACTATGACCAGTCTTATTTCATTTCCCACAATCGCACCAGAAAAAGCTACTCCGTCTATCAGCGGCTTGATGAAATTGTAGGCGTTTTCCAAATCGACATTTGAGCCGTCGTGGTTGAAAGTGAACCTGCCTGTTATCGCTCGTCCAGCAATGGGAAGCTCGAACGAATAGTCCAGAACCACCTTACGCACCACGGTCTTATCACCCACCACTATGTAGTCGGTGTTATTGTCGAGAAGGTCCTGTTGCACCTCCGGGTTAATTGGTTCGTACCTGGCATCGCCTCGGTGAACACTTATTGGATTAGTCAGTTCCATCCCAACTCAAATTATACTAGTTGTTCAGCATCTTTTTCAAATGCCTCATCGAAGCATCGAAGTCGGCGCTCTCGGAATTGCTGAACTCCAGTTTTAAATCGTCCCATCGGTAATGGGGATCTTCGAAATTAAACTCGAACACTTTCCTGCTCACCCTCTTGGCGCTACGCAATACTAGCTTACGCATACGGCAGAACGCAGCAAACCCTAAATCCTTTGTGGACCGTATTGGCACAGAGTCCTTAGGGGGCTCGCGCATGTTGGTGCGCTCGTCCTGTTCCATGTTATCTGCTTGTTCGTAGTCGTAGTCCATTAACTTTACCTTTCTTCCTTGCGAACGGCCATGCCCTTCTGGATCGTATAGCGGGCACGGCATCGTCCGCATCCGCAGGTCGTAGTTCGATCTAGGGATGGCTGGGCGTCGTTACCCACTACTTTGGCTGGCGTGTAACCCATTGAGCCACAGGCTGGGCAGCATAGAATGGTAAGTCCTGATCTATGCCTAAGGATTTCCCCACGGCGCAGGCGCGTGCTCGATAGCTCGTCTCGATCTGGGAGCACCACGTACTCTCCGGTGTACCACGTTTCGGCTTTGGCTACGCTGGTCAATTGGCCGATATCTCCCTCTCGATATATCTCAACGTTGCCAGCATGGCTTCGTCTGTTTGGCTTTGCGGATTTTCCTTCACCTCTGTTCTGAGCCTGTTAATAGTCATGGTCTTTTGGGGCTCGGGAAGTTTGAGGATCTCTTTTGCCATGTGCCTGGAAAACGTTCCGTCCCTCAGCTTCTTGGATATGCTCTCCATCATCTTCACGAAGTAGTCCCTCCTCACTCCTCCCACGTTGATCACGCAGTCGCATACAGAGGGGATGCGGGCTGGCGCTCCTGCAGCCAGCTCCTCCTTGGTTGCCTGTCTATGTCCGTCTATGCCTGTGCCATTGCAGAGCTTGCAGTCCTTTTTGGCCTTCGACAGATCGACGTCCTTTGCGAGGACTAGCCGGTGCCTCGTCTTTTCATTTCCCTCGATCTTCATCTTTCTTTACCTTTGTCTTTTTCTTTGACGACTTCTTCTTCGGTTCCGTCTTACTCTTCGCCGGTTTCTTATTTGTAGCCTTGGCCTTTGGTTTCTTCTCTTCCTCGGGCGTATTGGTATAGGATGTTCTTATTTTACTAGCGGCACCTTGCCACAAGGTAAAGAAGCAAGACTCGCAGAAACCCTCTTTGGTATGGTCACATACCGGTTCGTTTTTATCGCAGCGTGGTCCCCGTCCCTGGCTGGCCGTTATAAATGATCTCTTTAGGGTACTGACATGTACCAGGACGGCAAGCGGCCAGGGGTGATACCTATCGTAGATGGCAAACGGCAGCAGCGTTTCGTCCGTGCAGTCGTCGTCATCGTCCATACCCTCCAGCGCTTGCGATAGGGCGTCGGGTCTAATGCGGAGCTCTACCCCGCCATTGATATAAAGCCTTGGCCCGAATACCTCAACCCACTGTTCGTCGTCGACGTGGACGACTGCCGGTTCAACGCTTAGGAACGCCGCTTCTATGAGGCGGCGGAAGTGACCGGCAGTGGTGGGCATTCGATCACTTCTTTCGTGTCTTGGCTCGCCCACCTGTCTTGGTGGCGGGTTTCTTTTTTGGCTCTGCCTTGACTGGTGAAGTTTGTTTCTTCCTCGGTGTCGGTGTCGGCTTTGGTATGTCTGCTGTTGTCAGCGTAGCTGTGCGCCTTGGAACTGGCGGATCCAGGTCTAGGTCTTCATCATCGGATACCAATTCTCCGATCAACCCGTTCTCGGCCTCCTCGACTGAGAGGGCATCGTTCGCACCGCGTTTGCGCCTCGCGTCTATTTTCTCCCTGCGTTCCAGCTCTAGTGCTTCTTCTTTTGTGCAGACATCGAACGCCGGCGGAGAGTAGGGTCTGTTTTCGACTTGCCTTACTTCACGGAGTTGCTCTGCGACGTCGGCTGGAACCTTGTACCAACCTCTCCCCTCGTCGAATCGCCAACCCGGCTGCGAGTAGCGTCTTTTGACGTGCCCCTTTGCCGGGTCGTACGGTTTAAGCCTTACTAGCATCTGTTCCATGATCGCCTCCCTTCCAGAGTGCGGTCCGCCCCGCTCAATAGCGGAGCGGGATTACCTCTAACTCGGCAGCCTTATTGCTGCTATATGCTGATGACCAGCACGTTGAACGTGGTGCTATTCAGCGGGGTGGTGTCGGCTACCTCATCCCAAGTAGCATGTCCACCGTCCAGGACCTTCAATTTCTTGTTGGCGAAGTCCCACGCCGGAACGTACTGCCCACAGTCCTGCGGCAGCACCGCGAGAATGGTGGGTGTAACTCCCAGTTCTGCTGCGAGGGCGGCTTCTAACCCAAGCGAGCCACCGAGTGGATAGCTGGTGTCGCCCGCGAATGAAATGATGTCCGCTCTCAGCGGTGCGCTCGCCACGTCGCCCGCTCGGTCATTGAGTGTAATTGCTCCTAAAGCCATCGTCTTTCTCCTCTGTATTCGATATAGCGTTGCTCAAGCGAGCAACGCCATACGAGTTCAATTTCATCTGCCAAGGCTACTTAGATAACCTTGACGTTGTAACCCTTCACCACTGCCGTCTCTTCGGCGTACTTCACGTCGAATCGCAATGTGGCCACGATGCGCAGCACGCCAGCCGAGATATCCCTGTCGGATTCGATTTTGATCTGGCGCCAGATTCCAACGTGGATGTTCTTCGGGTCTGTCAGCAACACGTTGGTGCAGTGGTTGCCTGTACCGATGTTCTCCGGGAACATGGGTACGGGTACGACTGGTACTCCTGCGTAGGGTACGGTGCCCGGTTTGATGAGCCAGTCGTCGCCTAGCGATGTCTCGCGCTCTGCGATGCTGTCTCTCCAGTCCGTCTCCGCGTCGATAGAAGTCAAGAACTTCATCTTGTTGCGATCCCGCAGGTACTCGGAGGGCATGGTTTTGATGATAGCCTTCAGAATGTCCTTGTCCAATGGGCTATCAGTTGCGTTGGAAGTGTTGGAGGTGGCTTGCACGAATAGTCCGTCCAACTGCTTGAGGAACAGGTCGGTTGAGGTGGTGTCACCGTTGATGATGACTTCCTCCATGTCCCTTGCGATAGCTTCTCCGAGGATGGCCATTATGGTCTGCTTGAGCTGGCCACGCTCGATGCTATCCTCCAGCACCTCGTCACTTATACGCACTTCGGCCTTGAACAGCTTGGCGTCCAGCTCGACCTTGGAGAGATCGGGTTTGGTCCGGTCGGCTTCTGGCAGCGCGACCCCTTCGGAGCCAGCGCGTAGCACGCGGGAGCCAAAACGAATCTTCTCGATCAGCTGTTTTTGTGACCGCATTGGAACGACTGTCGCATGCTGCATGATGACAGATTCCTTAATAAGCAGTCGGATGAATTTCGCGGCCTGTGCGGGCAGTAAGAGACCGCCGCTGGTCAGGTCCGAAAGGGCCATGTCGGCCTTCTCCAGAATCACGCGATTTGACGTGAGACCCATGATAACCTCCTATTGTTTTCCTAGTCTTCCCAAAAATGGGGATCGTTTTTGCCAACCGCGCTCCTGTCGAAACGCGCATCGTTCATATCAGGCGGCCAAGAGATCTCGGCTGGCTCGCTTCTGATCTCTTCCGGCAACTCGGAGTTCGGCATACCCTCAGCCTTCTCCAATTTAACCAACCGGTCGCCTTGCTTTTTCAACTCTTTTTTGAGCGGGTCTACCTGGTCCTTCAACGTGCTGCCTACTTCTTTCAGCAGTGCGTCTTTGAGGCCGGAGATGAGGTCCGACTTCAACTCGTCCATGTTGACTGTGGACTTGGTGACTTCCTCACCATCGCCCTCTTCTTTTTTCTCCCCCTCGCTGTCTGCCGCTTCCTCGCCCTCGGGTTTCCCCTCACCCTCCGCTGGTTTCTTCTCTTCACCTGCTTCTGCGTTCTCGTCTGCTTTGGATTTAGGTGTGGGGTACTTCTCTCCGATGGAGCTTAACAGGGCTACGATGGAGTTGATCTCCGCTGCTAGATTTTTCGGAAGGGGCGTGGGGGTTTGATCTTCGGTTGTTTTGGCATCTTTGAGAGCGTTGACCACGCTCATTAATCGCTCTTGCGCTTCGACCGTTATGCGTTTTACGGCTTCGGCAACAGGCTTGGGCAGCTCGATGGCCTTACTCGTTTCCCCTGGGAACTTCTCCCCAATGGAGTTGAGGGTATTCGCTATAGCTGCGAACAGGCCGGAGACTTCTTTCGGAAGCGAGTTTGATTTCTCGTCCGCCTCGGGAGCTCCCTCCACCTGTTTGATCGCGTTGGTCAGTTTTCCTTCTGCCTCCTTTGCGATCTTCACCACGGCTTGCTTTACCGGTGTGGCGATAGCAGGCAGAGCCTTTTGTGTCTTGCTTTCGGACGACTCTTCAGTTACCGTCAGTTCTCCGTTCTCGTCCGTTACGACTTCTTGGCCTGTATTTAGGTCCATTTTATTCCTCCTCTTCACAACTAGGAAGCGACGTTTATTTGCCGGGTGATCAACTAGGCTGACCTCTTGGACTATCATGTCCACAAGTCGCCTTGGCTTATCGCCTTTTACCTCTTCGTCGAATAGGCCCATAGTTTTATTGCCCGTCGTCATCTTCCATCAATTCTGAACTGTAAATTAGGCGGATGTCAAACTCCGCAATTTTCAAGCGGCAACCCGGCGGGCCGAGCCGCCGATTGAGAAGCCTGTCAGTTTGCCTTCTTTCACGGCCTTCCACAACCCGTCGTCGATGATTCGAACAGCCATTAGCCATGTGCCAGCTTTAATCCGTGTACCGTCAATTGTCAAATCGCATGGTGCAACGTAGTTCTCGAGTATTTTGACTTTGCCGCTCACGATGTATCGGTGCATCAAGCCAACACCGCCGAACTCTTCCATAAACTTGTGGCAGACGTTTCTAATCTCTTCCTTGCTGTAGATGTCGTTTTGAGCATCGACCGTTTCCGGTTCCAGCACTATGCCGTAGACGAAGCGTTCTTCTTGCGTTTTGACTATCGGCAGGACTGATTCTTCACCGCGTTTTGTAATGTCGCAGAGGATGGACTCCAGGCACTTCTTTATTTCCCACGGGTGGGCTTTTCCGGCTACCTCTTCTGTCGTCATGGGCCGTTCGTTGGTCTTGTCGATCACAGTGGGGGTGAACCAGTGTATAAATTGCTGCCTACCCGGTGTCTTATCCACCAGCAACTCCGTCGACTCTACTCGCAGCACGTCGCCTGGCTTGGCGTCCAATTTAGCGCTAAACGTTTTGCCAATAGGCGTATAGAGCTTGCCGTTGATCTCCACCACCTCTTTCCACTTGTCTTTTTCGCTCTCTGGTATGGGGCCTATGGCGCAGTGGAAGTTGTATACTCCACTGGTTCCCTTTACCGGGTGGCGGTCGTAGACGATGGCCCGTATTTCCTGTACCTCTTTGAGCTTACCCCACGAAGACGTTTGCCCGCCCAGCGAATAGGTAGAGGAAGCGAGCTTGAGCATTACCCCTTCCGAGCCCGGCAGCTTCCTCGCCCAGCTCATAGCGCTTCTCATTTCGTCTACGTCGCCCACCATTTTGACCTCGGATAGAACTAGTGGCTGACGCTTGCCTTTGGCGCCTCCGAAGAAGTTATCCTCCAGTACCTTTCGGCGTGCTACGAACGACTCGGCGAGAAGGTTATGGCCTTGGTAGTACAGTATGTCGTGTACCATTAACCGCACGTTGGAATCGTCCTGTTTCTCCTTGCCTCTGAACATAGCCAAGTCGCGGCGTGGCATGAAGTCTCCAGCTTCGTTTATCGCCATAAATTCCGTGTCGATTATCCAATCGCCTGGAATCTTTTTAAGCTCTGCCGTTACGTAGGGCAGGAGGGGTAGGAGGTCGCGTTTCTCATCGTCGGTGAACGATAGCAATCGATCACCTTTTTTCTCAACCACGAACCTAAAGCCATTCCACTTTCCCTCCACGCCTACGCCTTGCTCCAGGTACTCCGGCTTGCCGAACTCTTCCATTGCCACGTTGGCATCGTCCAATAGCTTAGTCGGCTTCATCGGTTTGAATATTGCCAACGGGCGTAGCTCCGTTCTGTCCGTGTCTGGATCTTTCTTTTCTGGATCCCAGATCTGCACTCCGTCTTCGACGGGCACTGCCTTATCCACTTCTTCCTCGGTCGGATACTCCACGTCGATGAGCGTAACGTCTCCTGCCAGCCACGGGTCGTCGTCGGCCTTGGACGTAGTTACTTCCTTATTAATTGCCAGAACCCAGATCGGGGAGTCTTTCTCCTCTGCCTCTAGCGTGTAGCTGCCCGTCAATTTCTTACCGCCGAAGCGTAGGTGCAATCGACCGGCATCCATCTCCTCCACCTCTACCTTGCCGCTGTCGATGATAGCTACTTGAGAGGGTGTGGCTTTGGTATCGTTGAGGACGTCCCCGTCGTACATCTCACCCGGTTCCACGGCTCCGTCCAATGTCAGTAGAGCCTTGCCTTTGACGCGGACCAGGTGGGCCGTGATAGCCTCCTCGCCGGAGAGCGGGTCGTGTTGCAACCTGTAATCGAGCAGGCCCTTGGTGTCGTCGATAGCCAGGTGCCAGATCTGACGGCTCGGGGCGTTACGGACCGACGCCGGTCCTTTCCACCACTGCCAGGAGAGCACGAACTTGCGCTCGGCCTTGCCAACTCGTTTGTTACACCACCCTCCTACCCGCTCCTCATCTCCACAGATTATGCAGCGTGGATGTCCGTTGGGGTGTGTCCATTTTGCAGCCTGAAACTTATGCGGCTTGGTCGCTTCTGGTTTCTTTTTGTTCTCCGCGATCAAGGCGTTCTCCCTTTCGAGATCTGCCTGATCCGCTGGGCTGAGTTTTTTAGTAACGTCTTTAGGGGGAACGTAGAGGTACATCTTCTGTATAACTCTGCGGAACTCGCCGTTGACTATTTTAACGTTCTCCTCCGTAAAAAACTTCTCCTTTACCAATGCGTCGCGTGCCTCTTGCGCTTCTCTACCGTTCATTTCCCAGTAGCGGAATTGCTTGGGCGTTGCTTCTTCCAACGTGCTCGGTATGGCCGACCTTCCTTGAGGTGGCATGGTTCCTCGCTGTACGGCGTGGGGCTTGAGCACGGAGGGCAGAGCCGATTTAGAAACCATGCACGTCCAGAAGAAGCGGTCTGATGCCGGGTGCCCTTCGTCGTCCTGCTCGTTCTCCGCTGCTTCCTTCGCTCCTGACAGTTGGCGGAAGTACATCACCCCGTTGAGCGCCTTGCCGTTGGTGAAGAACTGCTCGTGGAAGTATGGCTTCTGAATACCCCACTCCACCTTGGGCCTATCGGCTACCACCATTACGCCTGCTTCCTCCCTGGTGCCTCCCACCGTACCAGGCTCGAACACTTTATTGTCCATATCCAGCCAGGCGAGCGGCTGCCTGCTTTTCGGGTAGCACGCCAGCCTTGCCGGTGCGATGAATGGCTTGGTGTACCGGCTACCATCCGGTGAGAACTCGTCGGCTATCATCCTCGCCTGCTCCACCGTGTTCACGTCCGGCACTCGTCCTTCTCTTTGGTTAGCCATGGTCCAGCCTACCAAGTAGCCGTCGATTTTCATTCGCAAGTCCATGTGCAACGACTTCCCTCTGAAGTGGTACTGCACAACTGATTCCAGCTTGCCTTCTTTCTTAGGCCAGTCCATTAATGGGTCGTCCTGCTTGGCGACTGCCATCTGCTTGATCTCGTACTTCGGCCTGAATTGCACAACGAGATCTGCAAGCTCTATGTGGTTGGTGAACGGTCCTCCCAAGTGGTCGTCCATTAATGATAGTCGTTTAGAGAGGTCGGGCGGCAGCATACGTCCAAGCCTGAAGTGCAGGACGTGCTTTAGCTCATCGCTAATCGGGCCTTTTACCAGGAGGTCTATATCGTTGTTCGTCTTCCCTCGATTGGGCAACCCGCCCACCATGTATAAGAACGGCATGCGAATCTTGAACGACTCGAAGTGCTTGAGCACGTCGTCCATTAAAATCTCCGGCAGCTCTGCGCCATCGGCGGACGGTCGTATTACAGCCGCTGCTCGCTTGGCGTTACGCATGTCTTCCGACTCCCTCCACAAGTCGTTATCGTGGCTAACGTTCATTCCTCGCAGGGTCATTTCGTCGATGATGAACACATAGGCGTTGAGCAGTGCCTCTCTATTCAGCTCGCCCACGCTCAGTTTATCATTGCCAGCAAAGTTAGCGCCGTGCAGTTGGTGCATACGGTGGTGTAGCGATAGCAGCTCCTGGTCGTCAATGGGCCTTAACGACCTTGGGTTAATCTCGTCTATCGCCATCTTCGTCTCTGTTTGTACCTCGTACGGCTCATCCGCCTTTGCCAGTTGAGTTAAGTCTTCCTTCTTTGCCTTTGCCTGTTGGTATCGGGCGTCGAAGGCCTTTTGGAAATCTAGCGACTCTCGAATACAGAACTTGAGCCTTCCTTCCCACCCGCTCGGGTCCAGCTTACGCCTGTTGAATCTACCTCTTACCTCTTGCGACATTCCCCTCCACGGCCCACCGTGCATACGCGGCCAGCCGTCTGGATCTTTCGTAACCCACATCACCCGTCCGAACGCCCTTGGCCCAACGGCGTACGAAGCGGGGTCGACGGAATCGATGATGTCCCAGTAGCGTAAATAGTATCGCAGGCGGTTAGCTGCCACGCCCAACAGGTGGATCTTCGTTTTCGGCACGAGGTAGGCAAGCTCTGCGCGTTGAGCCAGGCGGTCCCTGATTATCTGCCTGTACAATTGTCGCAGCTTGTCGTAGGGCAGCTTGTCGTTAACCTTTGAGCCGCTTGGCGCGATGGCCAGTGGGTTGTTAGGGCTGGCTCCAGTGAGCAAGCCTGCCCAGCAGATCTTATCTCCCGACCGGTACACGGGGTCCAGCTTATTGGTAAACTTGTACCACATATGGTCGACGAGGATGGGGTTGAACCCTTTGCCCTTCATCGTTTCGTAGTTACGCAGCGTTACCCCTCTGTTTCTAAGATCGTCTAGCACCACGTACTCGTCGAACAGGCCCTTATGGTCGGACAGGAACTTGAGGTAATCTTTCAACACCACCGTGCCAGGCGCTTTGAAGTTAGTGAAGGCGCCCGAGTCCAGCATGAGCGAAACGCCGTCTTGCCTCTTCAGCTTGTCGAGGTGCTTTACGTGCATCTTTCCTTTGATGATATTCGCGTACGAGATCAGCATATGCGAAACCATAGGCCGGAGGTATTGAATATCCCTAGGCTCGTTTAAAGCGTAGTACCACTTCATTGGCTACTCCCGTTCTTTGTCCAGCTCATTGACAGCACGTTCCAATGCGTGCAGGTGCTCAGTGAGCAGAAGGTTCTCATAGGTGTCGCGGTAGTGATTACCAAGCACCCATTTTATTTTTGGTTTAGCTTCTTGCGGCACGAGGTCCATCCCCCGCCGCACACCGTATGCGTAGAAGTCGGAGTACACTACTACGGAATCATAGCGATGTTTGGTGAAGTACCACGACACGGCATCCACCACTCGCTCGATGTAGGGTACTCCCGAATCGTAGTGCGGCATATACTCCCATAGCTCTTGCGGTGCCAGCCCCAGCACGCCCGTGGCTATTATCAGGTGCCATCCTTTCGGCATTATGTTGAGGATAGCTTTGTGCAGCGCCGATGGGTACGGTTTCTCCGCGGAGCATGGTGAGATGATAGCCAGGTTGCCTGGTGGCACGTAGTCGTTGAGCTTCTCTCTGAACGCCAGCACCTCCGGTCGGAAGAACGAACCATTGCACGTTACCGGGAAGGCTTGCTTCTTACTCCATCTCACTCTCAACGAGCATGGCCATTCGGTGTCTGCCAGGTAGAGTGCGTGTACCAGCTCCGGCCTGCACGTCGATGAAACCTCCAGCACTCGGCGCTTGTCATCCGCCTCGGCGTAGGCTGCGGGCCAATCCATATTGCCAGCCTCCCACCCCGGCTGGTGCACTTCGGCAACTGAGAGCACCTTGTGTCCAAGGTACTGCACGAACGGCGACCAGCATGACGGAACGTTCTCGCACTCTATAGTGTTCGTCGCGTAACCTAATAGGCGAAAGAAGGCCAGCCACGCATCGTACTCGTGGGCGTAGGAAGCTCCTACTGCACCGCTGATTAACTCCGCACAATCGATTTTCATTTTTCGTACTCCGTTGGGTCTTTCACGCCAGCGTCTCTGAACGCTTCCTTACGCTCCGTGCAAGTACCGCATGTGCCGCAGTGCAGCTTGCCACCTCCACGGTAGCAGCTCCACGTCTTTTCGAAGGGCACCTTTAACTCTGCTCCTCGTTTCACTATTTCTGTTTTCGACATACCCGAGAACGGAGCCGATAGCTCCATGCAGCTCCAGTCGCATAGCCATAGGGCTTGTCGCATGGCTGCGATAAACTCCTCTCGACAGTCGGGGTAGATGGCGTGGTCGCCTTTGTGCGCTGCGTATGCGAGGGCGTTGCACTTGTTGGCTATGGCGTAGCCTGCGGCGATGGAGAGCATAATCATATTGCGATTAGGCACAACAGTGACCTTCATGTTCTCCGACTCGTAATGTCCGTCCGGCACCTCTACTGCATCGTTGAGCAGTGCGCTATTCCCTGCGATGATAGGTCCTATGCTACTCACGTCCGCTACTCGGTGCGGTACTTTTATGAGCTGGCACACCTCTTTGGCTTTTTCCAATTCGCAGCTATGGCGCTGTCCGTAATCGAAGGAGATAGCGAGCAGGCCGTGTCCTGCTTCTTTGAGGTGGTACAGCAAGGTGGTTGAGTCCAGTCCTCCGCTTACTACCGCTACGATCTTCATCGCTCACCTCCAAGATCCATCTCCATCAGTCTTAGCGCTTCTGCTCGTGCTGCCACGTCGTGGCGCAGGGCACCTTGCATATAGGAGGTGACGAGCCCGGCCCCGTTTTTCTCAACTCCTCGCGCTGCGAAACAGAGGTGGCGGGCTTTTACCACCACCGCTACGCCCAGCGGCGCTATGGCTTCTTGTATGGCTTCGGCTATTTGTTTTGTCAGCCTCTCTTGGAGTTGAAGTCTTCTGGAGTATGCCTCCACCACCCTTGCCAATTTACTTGCTCCCACCACCCGGCCGTTGCCGTTGGGTATGTAGGCGACCGTGGCCGTACCGCTGAACGGCAAGATGTGATGTTCGCAGAACGACCAGAACTCGATTGGGCCCATGAGAATCATTTGGTCGTAGCCGTCCGATTCGAAATCGCGTTGCAGTATTTTTTGAGCATCGACCTTGTAGCCTTGGAACAATCTCCTCCACGATCTCACTACTCTCGCTGGAGTATCTTTGAGCCCCTCTCGATCTGGATCATCGCCTATGGCTTTGATCATAGCTCGCACTATTTGCGTATGCTCTTGCTCTAACTTTGTCAGCTCGTTCGCTTCACTCTCGCTCATTCTATTTCACCTTCTGATTCCTCTTCCGACTGCCAGCAGGCCTCTGCTGCTTCTTCGTAGATGGCGTCTCGCAGGTCGGCGTCGCTCAACTCTCCTCCGCCATCCTCCGGCCCTTGGAAGTCTTCGTCGTAGTGCTTCAGTGCCCACGTGGCTTTCACTTGCAGAGCCGACGCCTCATCGCTCAGTTCCCGCCACGACTTCTCCAAGTCGCGTGGCAGGTCGGCGGGGCGTTGGCTCAGTGCTGCTACCAGCGCGTCGATCACGTCGAGCGGGTTGGAGCTTTCCTTTGCCAGGTCGCACTTCTCTATCTCCATGCCGTCCAGGCTATAGGCCAGCTCCTCTGTCTTTTCAGCCAAACTCCTGCAACCTGCTGCAAGTGTAGGAGCCAGCGAGTCTATTTCCTTTGCATAGCCTGGTAGGGTATCGCTGGTCCATGCCAGTGCCACCTTGAGAATGGAGAGGCGTTTAGCTGTATGTTCGTTCAGTTCCATGCTATCCATCGCCACTCCCGACCAGTCGAATTTTTCTATCATCCTGGTAGAGCCGTAGATGCTTTCATCCAGCGGTCGTGGTTTATCGAACAGTTCCACAACGATTACCGGGTACAGCGAGAACTTCCTTACAGAAGGCCACTGTGCTCGTCGCTCGTCGTGCGACAGTCCGTGTTCTTCTTGTCTCTTGGCCAGTTGCTTTATGGTGACTGCTTCCGGCTCGCCCAGCTCCACGGTGCCCAGTACTTCTTCCGGTCCAACCAGGAGCGAGTGGCCAGCCACGTCTTCTGCTGCTGGCACGACCACGCACGTCTCCATGCCCTTGGCGATCTTGTCGCCGTGCGTACCAGCTACGTATAGTGCCCTAGCGGGCAGAGCGGAGATATTCATTTTACTCTCCTCTACTTGGGTTCTGGATCTTTACCCCAGTCTATTTTGTCCTTGTCCTCGTCTTCTTCTTTTGCGTTGAGGTCGGAGGGCCACACGAAGTCGTCCTCCTTTTTTTCGCCTTGCTCCTCCTCTCCCGCTGTCGCAGTTTCCTTCTCTCCTTCTCCATCTCCACCTTCTTCATTCCCCTTGCCGTCGTCGCTTCCTCCCTCTCCGCCTGCTTCGCTTTCACCTTCGTCTTTAGCTGGTGGTTCTTCTTCTTTCTTTTCTTCTTCTTTGTCGCCTTCTTCGTTCTTCCCCACGGAAGCTTCTAATAAGGAGCGACCGCAATGTGGGCATGTGTCTGGGTTTCCCACGAAGCGCCCGCCGCAGAACGGGCATGTCTTTTGAGGCGGCCTTGGCGATGACATACCGCCTGGCACAACCTTCTCTTCTTTCTCCTCCGCCTTGTTCATATCGCTGGGCCAGGAGAAATCCTCATCCGTGCTCTTTATTACCTGCTCGCCTTGCTTCTTCTTCTCGTCCATAACTTTACCTCCGTTATTTAGAATCGCTCACGCTTTCGGCGTCGCTTTACCTAGCTAGTTACTTACTCCAATCCTCCATTGCCTCTTGAGGCGGTGGGCCGAGTCGCAGCCCTACCGCCGGGAGGCAGAGTCGCAGTGCTCCGTAAGTTCCCTCAAAACCGTTCCACCCTTTTACCTTGCTTCGTTCTCCCAGCGAATGGAACCATACTCTCAGCAGGTCGGTACGGCTACGCGCAATCGACCTTGCCTGTTTGATTCTCGTGTCGTACTTCTCATCCAGTGGGGCCATGTAGCCGTTGCCTTTATACAACGTACCCGACCACTTAAAGTCACCTACGTGATCTCCACCACCATTTTCGTATATAGGTGTAGTGTAGATCTTATTGACCATTGTCTACCTCTATAAACTGCCCTCTCACCATAGCCATGTAGAGGCCTACCTGGTTGGGCGCCAATTCGTATGCCAACCCGATCTCGTATTTTCTAGTGGGCACCGTTCGTTTAGCTATGCTGGCCGTCAACAATGTTGCTTCTTTATCGTAGCTCGTTTCCTTCACCGCTCCGTCGTACCAGTCTATCCACGGTCCTGGGTAGGCCATTATGGCCGGTGTTATCCTACGTGGCTGGTGAGGCAGTGCCATTTGTCTTCTCACCAATTTGGCGGCGTCCATATTTTTCCCCAGCGTGTCTACGTACAGTTGCACCGCCCAGCGGAGCGTGCTCAAGTCGCTCTTTGTGGGCGTTAGTATCAGCCTCCGTTCCGGCAGGTACTCCGGTTCTCTCACGTTGGCGTAATGGAGTGGTGGGAACTCTTCTTTGCTCATAGCCTTAATCAGAATCCACCCGACCGTACCCAACGCCGCCTCATGGTCTTTGTTGTTCACCTTGCTGACATTTTTAAGTCCGTTCGTATCCGGCTTGGCGAATGTGAGGCGTGGCAGTACCGGCTCGTCGTTGTATTGGCTTGCTGTCTCGATGACGATGGCTCCCACCTCGTCTCTACGCAGTTGTCTCCTCAGCGATTCGCTTCTTTCTTTTACCAGCGACGCCACCTCTCCGAGCGCGTCGGCAATCCTTCGCTCCACCTGCTCTTCGAATTTCACACCAGGTCGGAGGCCTGTTCTGTACCACTTCACTTCTTTACCAGTCCACCGTTCTTCTTTTATCAGGCCGGAGCGAAGGGCGTTGTTGTACATAGGCCACGTCTGGAATACTTCCAGCGTAATGCCTCTCTCGTTCATCCACTCGCCGAACTCTTTCGATCTATAGGGTGGCACGGTCCACTTGGTACGCAGCCATTCTGCGTTCTCCGGTTCTGTGCCGAGATCTGGTACTACTCTACTCACCTGCTAGTAACCTTCCAAGCTCTGCTCCCTTCTCTACGGGAGAGTCGATGAAAGCGTCCAGGTTTGATCTGCTTATTCCTGCTGCGCTCACTGTGTCTGTGCCTCCTAATACGACCACCTCGTACTCGTCCGCTAAGCCAAGGCCTGTAGAGTGCAACGAGAAGACTCTTTCCCTTGGCACTTCTTGGAACGTTATCTTGGATGCTCTGTGGTAGTCGCTGGTATCGAGTGCGAAATTCATAGCGGTAGTGCCGTCGTGCGACGTGGAGATCAACGGCTGTTCGGAGATGGTTTCGGAGTAGTACTTGCCGTCGAATCTTTGCCCAGCGCCCAACGCTTTGTTGTACCGGCCCTTGTTGTACTTCATTCCTCTAAACACCTTAACGCTTTTTATTCCCTTCTCCTTCAAAACTTCCTGGGTATGGTTATACATGGAGCGCAGCGTCTTACGTGCGCCTCTTACTGCTGCCTCATCGAAGCTGCGATTAATCATAGGCAGCTTCATGTTGAGGCGAGCCACGTCTGCCTTTGCCAGGTCGAACTCCAGCCTTGCCGCGTGTTGCAGCAGGAGGGCGTTGGGTGAGTTATCACCGCTCGTCTCGTCCCATGTGCTAATCACTCTATCTATTGTAGTACGTGTAGCTTTACTCAGCTCCGCGTCGGACGTAACCGAATAGAACTCTTTCTTGCTCAACTCCTCCCACTGTCTCACGAACTCTTTCACATCGGGATCTTTGTAGATGGGATCCGCGATCTTGAACAGGTCCGGCCCCTTTTTGCTTTTTGGTATTTTGTAGTATTGCTGTTCCAGCTCTTTCGCCAGTCCCGGTTTACCGTGGGCTGCTTTCAGGCTAGGCAGTTTCATCGGTTTCGTCTTAGGCGGGCGTACTACTTCCTTTGGTGGTGGCGGAGTCTTCAACTTGGCAGTGGGCTTGCCGATCTTCGTAGGGCTGCCCTCGGTTGGGTTCTTCACCAAGCTCAACGGCCTTTGAGACAGGGTAGGTTTAGCCTTGGCTTTAGCTGGCGTGGTAGTTGGGAAGAGACCGGGCTGTGCGTCTTTGGGTTTAGCTACGGACGGCAGCGGTTTCTTAGGCGGCGCCTTTGTTGGCGGGGTCACTGGTCCGGGGTCTGCTTGGGCCGAGTAGCCGGAGGGGACTGCTACCGAGGACATACGCGGCACGGTGTAGGACCGGCATTGGTGGTGGTACGGTGGCGGTCCTATGTTGGCTACTTCCGGCAGTTGAGAATCGGGGACGAATGTTTTGTATTCCCCTCTGTCGTCTGCCGCTCCCACCCCGGAGCGTGTGATCATACCAATCGCGCTACCTCCTTCGGGCCCGATGTAGTACCTGCCTGGTTGCATACCTTCTTCGCGCCACGTTCTCAGGAAGGGAGCTGCTTGTTGTATAGTGCCGGGGCTGGCTGACATAGCGCGGTAGATGTTTCCTTCCGCCTTACGCACTTCGATAATCTTGCCATCCATGTACCGGCATTGGTCTGTTGTTCTCTCATCGAGCACGGCCTGCACTTCCAATAGCTCTATTCCGGCCTCGGTGTATCCGGTTACTTCTGCGTACGTCCTTGCTCTGTTCACTGCCGTGCTTGCTGCTGCGCGGGCGTAGTTGACTCCGTACTGATCCCATAGTCCGGGGAGTTTTTGCAGGTCGCGTGCTATGGTCTGCTGTGCGAGTCCCTGCTTCATACCGTTCTCGATAATTCGCAGACCTTTTTTAGTAAGGGCCGCCGACCGTTTGCCCATATTGTCTTTCAAGTGCCAGCCTTGGTGTTGGGTCAAAGTGCTTATAGCCTTCGACTCCTCCATGCTCAGCGACGTTCTCAAGTCTATTCCGAAGGTATCTTTAAGCGCTGTCTTCGTGCCTGTAGCCGTGTTCTCCAAGGTGACTTGCATCCTTGGTTTCCAAGCGTCTGTGATTTTCTGCACGGACAGTTTATCGACCACCTTCTTCGTCACGTTGTCCATAGCCTTTTTCCAGGCTTCGGGCGTGATGTTTTTGAGCTTGCCCACTTCTTTCTTGAGGTGTTTTTCGAGCAGAGGCGCCGTCACTTTTCTTTCGGAGCTCATCATGGTCGACGCGAGCATACCTGCTAGGCGTTTATAATCTACCGGCCCTCCCTTCCATGCTTTCTCCAGTAGGTAGCCGGTGGAGGTATCGACGAGCATGGCAGCTTCTGCCAGCTCGTCCGCCGGTTGCCATTCGATTCGTTCCAGCGTTCTCCAGACCGGAGTATCGTTTTTCGTCAGGGCCACTGCTTCGCAGATGGTGACGTTGCCGTTGAGCAGGAGGGCTTTGCGTCTTGCGTCTTCCAGCGACTTGGCGTGTGCCGCTAGTCTCCCTTCCTGCATGATGGCTATGCCGTGTGCTGCTTTGGGAAACACCGGGTCCACGCCTGCTGCGAGCAGGGCCGGTCCTGGCAGTGTACCCAGGTAGCGTGGTGGGTGACTAACGAGGTAGCCTCTTGCGAACGTGGTAGTGGGGAGGAGGTCTATCACTACTCTTCCATCTCCTCGTCGTCGTTGCTTTCCAAGCTAGGCAGGAGGAAGTCTGCCGAGTCCACGTCTGCCAGCTTGGATTCTGTTTCTTCCAAGGCGTCGGTGACGTACCTATGCAGCAGGTGGAGGCGTTGTGTCTCCTGTCTCAGCGCTCTTATCGCTGATAGTTTGGGGTCGCCTTCTCCTATTGCTTCTGCGTTATTGGATGAGGAGTTATTGTTAGCTCTCATCTCTTCGGCGGTTGTGTCCAACGACTCCGGTCTGTATCCTGCCAATGCGAAGGGCAGGGACATGTTGCCCCAGTCTTGATCTACCTTATTATATTGCCGGTTGAAGATGTCCGAGGCGAGCACTCTTCCTTCGTTGGGCAGGAGCACGCCAGCCTTCACCAGCTTCTCCACCATTACTGTCATGCGTTCTGGATCTCTAGTCACTGGCGAGTTAGAGACGAAGGTCCAGTATTTTACTTCGTACTCGGAGAGCAGCTTGTGGTTTATCACGAAATCGAAGTCGTTCCTTTCCGGCTCGAACACCTGTTCTTCTGCGAAGCGGATGCTGGCTTGTGCGGTGGCGCGGTTAAGGGAGGCTGGTGTTTCTCCTCGCAGTATGGGGGGAAGCCTAAACGCCTGTCCCACCTTGTCGATGTTTCGTTCGTCGTACTTGGAGAACAGTTCTTCCTTGTACTGCGCTTCGGTAAGTGGTTTTAGTTCCAGCTTGAGCTTGCCTGTTTCCGCCGTGCCTTGTTCCTCCGCTTCGATGATGAGGATTTTATGGAAGTTCTCTTGCCCTTTAATCTCTCGGTCTATGTAGTTCTCCAGTCTTTCCACTGCGTTGTCGGCGAGTCTGCCGTTGCTAACGAGGAGGGCGAGTGGCGGGACGGATTTATTATCGAAGTAAGCCAGGTTCACTTCTTCAGCCGAGCGGCTACCTAATACGGAGAGGAGAGCGCCGATCCATCTTGGCACGCCGTATGGGGTACGGGAGGAGTGGATGTTCCAGTAGATGATCTCCGTGGCTGGCGCATCCCCTTCTTGGATCATTTGTTCTCTTTCTTCTTCCGTGTTTATCACCTTACCTGTACGCATGGAGACTGTACGCGGGTCGCCGAATTCTTTGAAGTAGACCACCTTGGTTCCGGTCGTCTGCGCGAAGTGTCTAAATCTTTTTCTTGTGGTGACATCTTCGTAGGTGAGCGGGCCTGTCTTTTGTTTTCTGGTGATGGGCACGAATGGTCCGTTGAGCGGCATGAGCCGCATGGTATGGGATGGCACGTAGACGAGCCTGGAGACTTGGCCTGCTTTGTTACGCAACACTTCCCAGTATGCTCCGCCTGTTGTTTCCTTGTCCTCTCTGGTTATGCGTCGTAGCTTTGTGAAGGAGTAGCCGTCGGTGGCGGTAAACCCTTCGAACAGGTTACGCAGGAAGAGGTATTCTTTTCTGGCTTCTTTATGCATTGTTTTTATTTGCGTGTTTATCTGCTCGTCCGTTGGGTTGTCTCCGCCCGGCACGATGCCTTGCTCCATCAGGTCTCGCACTTGTTGTTTAGCTTCTTCGCCGTCCAGGTTGATGGTAGGTTCCCAGTGGTGGCCGAAGCCGTCTATGTTGGTAGCATATGCTTCCACGCATTGTTTGAGGGCGGAGGAGTGTTCGAGGAGGAAGCAGAGGGAGTTGAAGTCGTATGGCGGGTCGAGTGCTCCTGCGGTTTGGAACGGCAGGTTGTTCTCGTCTGTTTCCGCCATAGCGCGGGACCATGCGTCCGAGCCTGGTTTATCTCCCACCACTGTAGCTTTGAGCACGGTGGTTCTTTTTGCCTGTCCTTTGTAAGCTTCTTTGACCACGAAGGCGTGGTGTGGGTTTACGATGGGCTTGCCTTTGGCTTCCGTCATTTTATTCCGTCCTTACGTTGTAACCTGCCACCTCTGCCCACGCTGTGCCTGCTGTGTAGGCTGTAGTTTGAGCGCGGATGTATTTTACCGTCTCGTCCACGTACACGTTCGCCGCCCAGCCTGGTGTTCCTGCGTTGGAAACGGGGCTGCCCACGTTGGACCAGTGGGTACCGTTCTGCGAGGCTTGGAACTGTATGGTGCCGTTCCAGTTATTGGAAGCGACGTGGATAGTTTTATGCGTGAGGTTCCTCACGTCTTTGGCTACTCCGTCTCCTGCTCCTGCTGGTGGTGCTACTGCGGCTTTCACTTCCAGCTCTATGTTATCCTGTCTCATTTAAAACCTCCTTGCGCTAGGCGCTATTTTTTTAACCTACTGGAAGGCTAGTTCCATAGGTTTCTTTTTTTTGTTTCCGCCCACCACTCTAACTCCTACCTTGGTTGAGTTACGCACTGAGCCTTTGAGCAATTTGAAAGCCAGGCCGAGGCCTTGGCTGAAGGCGTCTACCATGTCGTCGTGTCTGCCTATGGGGAACTCCATTAGCTCGCCGATCAAGTTACCTCGAGCCGGGTCCCATTCGCTACTTTCTGGATCCAGGTGTCTTGCGAACCTCACTTGATCTCTTTCCATGATTGGTGTCACGTCCATGAGGCGTTGGTACTTGGAGACTTTTGGTTTGCATATCTCCAGGTCTTTCATCATCTCCGGGTAGGATTCAACCAGCCATTGGTCCAACGTGGACTGGCCTGCTTTTTCCAAAGCCACGACTGGGTTGTACCAGCGTTGCCAATCTTTGTGCAGTGCTTCTACTTGTTGTCGCATAGTGATGCGAGCACGCCAAGCGTCTACCACGTAGATTTTATCGGCGCTTGGGTCTACTGCGAACACCACTCCTGCTGTATAGTCGTTCATTTCTTTCAGGCCGACTGCGGTGTCGTAGGAGGTAAGGTGTGGAGCGCCTTGTCCTGGAATGTCTGCGTTACGTGCGAATTTAATCCACGAGTCTTTTATTGGTGCTATTGATTCGTCGTGCGCTTCGTTTCTGAAGGCTCTGTTGAAGTCGACGCTGCCGATCTCTTCGAACCTCTCTCTCAGTGCTGCCTCATTCCATTTGAGCCATAGGGATCCGAAGTTAGCAGGCACTGCGTAGAACAGCACGGTGTAGGCTGGATTTTTCATCAGCTCGTGGTTGAGATCGTCCTTATGCCAGAGGGTACACACGCCCCATATTTTTCCGTCTGGCCCTAGTAGGTTGGTCCAGTCGTTCTTCCAGGCTTGTTTAATCTGCGCTCTTAGTGCTGGGAAGGCCAGGGCGTTTCTTCTATCCACCACGTCGTCCGGGAAGAGTATGTCCGCCCTACCTCCTGTGGCTGTGGAGGTAACGCCCACGGCTTCGATGCTTGCGTCTCTGTGTCTAGCTGGGCGTTGGAAGTAGATTTTATGTTTGGACCATTCGCCTTCTTCGTCGGGGTGGAGGTGTGGGAAGACCTCTTTGATTCTCGGGTTGGTTTCCACGTGTTGCTTTATTTCGAAGAGTCGTTCTTTTGCCTTGCCGTCTGAAGCGCAGATTATTTTATGTCGCAGGTTGAGGTTGCGGCCCAGTTCCCATAGCGGCCTGCCCACAACTACCTGGGTGGACTTACCGTGGTATCGTGGTGCGACGATGAGCACGCGGTTATGATTAGACATGGCTGAGTCCCACTCGTCGTGGAACCATTGTTGCTGTAGTGGTTTATTATTTTCCTCGTCGTAGAAGCAGTACTCCATGAAGGCTCCGAAGTTCTGTCTGGCGAGGCGCACGTGGGCTAGTTGTAGAGCGGCTACTCTGCGTTTTTCTTCGGCTAGGGATTCTGCTGTTATTCTTCTTGAGGGCGGCACGCGGGGCAGGTGTCCTTTTGGTGCTTTGTAGTTGGGGTGCAGGTTGCCGATCTCGTTCATGTTTTTTCCTTTACCTCTAACAGCCTACCTTTGCAGGTACGGGCTAGGAAGTTTCAATGCCCTGCTAACGTCACTTCGTACGATCTATCGTTTTAATAACAGAGGTTGCAGACGTGGTGTTGGTAACGCCACGGCCTGGCCTGTTCCTCTGTATTCTGCGGCGTACTCATTGAGCCATGCTATGGCTGTTTTGGAGGAGTCGTTTATAACGCCTCCGTACTTAACGGTGATGGCCATGCTTTCCAGGTGTTTTTGGGCGACGCGGATGTGTTTATCTTTGCAGCCGTAGTCGTACAGCTTCTCTGCCAGCGCCACTGGGTCCAGGACGTGGCCGGCGTACCAGAAGTGGAGCTCCATGTTGGCTCCGTACGCTTCGGCCTCGACGTATGCGCGGTATGCTTTGTTGAAGATGTACTTTCTGGAGTAGCCGTTGTCGCGTCTATTCTGTTGGATGTGTTGGTGCTCGTGTACGCAGATAGCTATTTGGCTTTCCAGGCGTTTGGTGTTGGCGTCTCCGATAGTGAACGGGACGTATATCTTGCCGAACAGTGTAGTGGTGAAGTCGTTCATGAATTTCTTACCGGACATGATGCCGAAGTCGTCCATGAAGTTAGCGACGGCGCGCATGAGTTTGGACTTCTTTTTATTCACCACTTTGGTATCGTATTTTTTTTGCATGTAATGCCAGAAGTCTATGACCAGTTCTGGCGATAATTCTTTAGTGGACATAATACCTCCTTATTAAATGCCGGAGATGTCTTCGGCTTCTTGCCAATCCACGTCGAGGCGCAGGTGACCGGAGTTGTAGAGGTTGACGATCGCTTTGGCGCGTACGGTTTCGTTCTCTCCGATGTCTGCCGGGTTAAGGCCGCACTCTTCCCACCATGCTTCGAACAGTACGGAGAGGAGCTTGGCGCGTTTAGAGTCATGCAGTATTTTTTCTTTTTGCGGCACGGGTGGTTCGACGAGCTTTACGGACCAGTGTTTTGAATTAGGAGTCATTTTCCGTGCAGTAATCAGCCGGTATACACGCCAGCGTGCCGTCTTCTTCGCAGCACGTCCAATCCAGCTCTACCGGTTCGGTGGTATTGCAGTCGTCCACTGTTTGCCATTCTCCGTCTGCGTTGCAGAGCTCTACTATGTTATCTCTGCATCTCATCTCTTCGGGTTGGCATTCGTTTTCGCAGCCTGTTATGGCGAGGAAGAGGAGGGTTAACCCCACGTAGGGGAGCGAAACGGAGAAAACGAAAACGGCCAGGGCGTTTTTTTGCATTTTGGGCCTCTATCTTTTCCTTTTGCCTGCCTTTGTAGCTTTGTTGCTGTCTTTTATCTCTTCTTTTGGTCGTTCGTTCTCTTCCACGGCCTCGTCCACAGTCGTTACTTCTGTTTTTACGGGCTTTGGTTTCCGACCAGGCGGTCGATTAGGCAGCTTATTGAACACGGTGGGTGTGAAGTGCAGTAATTTACCTGGCCCGTCGTCGTTGGGGTCTTGATTTTCGAACACTGCTGTTATTGGCCCGAATCCGGTGCGCTCGTCCACGCCGAACATGCCGTTGAGCAGGCCCATTAGGCCTACGTTGTACTCCATTTCCCCGCCCACGACGCTCGGGCCCTCTTCCGCAACTTGTATGGTGTCGTGTTCTGCCAGCTTGGAGTTGCACGGAACCCTTGTTTCTATCAAGGCCTGTACCGCTTCGCGGTCCAGCTCGAGCGCATTGTTCAGAATAGCCACTGCAATCTTCGGCGTAACGTTTTTGCGTAGCATGTTATCCTCCTTCTTTACCTTTCATTTTTTTGTGCATAGGCATACCGCCTGTTTTCCGATTCACAATCCTACCACGTTTTTTAAGCAGCCTACCAATCTCTAACTCAAGCTCGTTCCGTTCTTTGGTTAGGTCTTCTATCTCGCTCCTCAGCTCGGCGCGTCGGCCACCCAACACCTCCCCCGCGCTCACAAACTCCCGCTCGTGCTCCGCGTACTCCAACAACACCCGAATCGCGTCCAATCGAACTCCACACGAAGAACAAAGCACCTCCCGCGTACACTCGTCCACCTCAACATTCCTATGCCGACACTCACTCCTCCTCCTCACACGAATCCTTACACCACTAAAATCTACCTCCACCACCTTCCCACTACTCCCACCACTACGCATGGGCGCAGCCCAGCCGCGCCGCCGCGCCGTAAAAATTTTTTTTCAGCCAAACCATAATATCTCCTTTAAAACACCACCCCACTACCCAAAGTTTAAAATTTTTTTCCCACATAATAATACCCCTCCCTAAACCCACTCCTACACGCGTACAGATTTCTACCACCCATCCCAATGCCCTAATTAATCCATCGGTGTACGACCGAAGTTTGAATTTTTTGGAGACGGTTATGAGGGGGTGATCCATTCCATACTTAGAATACGTTACGAAAAAAAAAGGGACGGGGTCCGGTCTCGCTGGGTGTGGCTGACCCCCTGTGCGACTTTGTAGCGGGCTGTAAGGTTGCTCCGTTCCCAGGTAACTGGCACAAGGAGAACGCGAGTCAGGGGGTCGTGTGGTAGGGCGTGGGGGGGCATGGTGCGGTTGGCCATGGTTTACAGGTTGCAGGGCGTAGACGTGTACCAGTCTCTTAGCTGTACGCTTTGGTACAAGTAGCTGCAGCTCACTGAAGAAGGGGAGTGGCATGGCGTTGGTTACTCTCGGTTGCCATCAGGCGTAATAATCATCACATCGCTCCTGTCATGGTCCGGCACCTTGCCAGTAGTGCTGTATTCTATTAGCTCTTCCACGGTCCACGTCTCATATCGTTCGCTGCCGTCCCTGTTTTCGTTGATATTATCCGGCCCGCCTAATAACCTTTCGCCGAGCCGTACCATTCTGTCTATGCTCTGTGTTAGCTTATCAAGGGAAGTGGAGGCGCGTGGCAGCTCATCGGGGTTGGCGTTCTTCATCTCCTCTATACGCTGCTCCACGTCCTTCTTCATGAGTACCAGTTCCCCTGCCGCTGCACTAATGGCATCGGAGACTATGCCCATCTGTTCTCTTCTGAACTTAATTAAAGAAAGCTCTTCCTCTGCCTGCACTCTCGCCTGTACTCGCAGCCACCGTTTCTTGATTGGCACCATCCCCGCTTCTGGGCAGCCTACCCCGTCGATGTATCGCTTGGCCGTGCTCTCGGCCACGCCCACCACCTTGGCTACGTGCGCTATGCTCTGCTTCTCGCACCAGGCATCCCACATTCGGTTATACATACCGGCATCGACCTGTACCCTACCACTTAAACTCAAGTTCCGTTCTTCTAACAGGCCTGTACCGGTCTCTAAGGGGTGCTTCGATTCATTTATTATCGCAGGTTTCCTACCCCCCGCTGCCCGTCTCTTAGCCCTACCTTTAATGTTGTTATCTGTAGAACCCTTACTACCAGTAGATGTCCTGTTGTCATCTGCCCGTTCCCGCTCCCCGAGATCTGGTGGCAGGGCCACAGGACCATCGGCAGCGTTTTTCCCCAACTCCCCATCCGGTTCGTACGGAGTGACGTCGCCACCCCCCGACCCGTCTAAGAAAATAGAATCTTCATCTTTTTCCTGGTTATCATTTACTGTGTGGGCATCGAGGTCCAACTTAAAGTCGATTAAGTTGGTTCCTTCAACATAAGGGGTGTTAAGTTGGGAATCGAGAGAGGAATTGGAGTTAGTTAAAAGCTCCTCGCCTTCGGCGTGGTTGTTTTCAGTGGGAGGCGTTTGGTCATGGGGGAGGTGGTTGGGATGGGGTGTTATGTTCTGTATGGGGGAAGAGGTTAAAGAATCGCACTTGTGGGAGGCTGGCTCCGTTCCCTTATTCCCCTGTCGTTGTCTACGTTTAGCTAACGGACGGGCAC